CCTCACCGGCGGCGTTTCGAATGTCCTTCGAACCGTCGTTGTGGCTCTCGCCAAGAGATAAAAGCAGCGAACGGCCGGCGATCGCGTCCCGGATCATCAACCGTGATGATCCCGCCGGCCACATATTGCGCATCGGAGGAGTGAAGCCGGCTTTCGTACCCGGTGGAGCATTCTCAACGAGTCTGATGCGTTGACCGTGGGCGACACGGCGTTAGGTCCTGAGCGCGCTAGATCGCGCCTCGGCCAAGTCAGCGAAGCTTTGAAGCGGAATAAGGCTGTGATGGCCGCCGCCGGCTCGTGTGGCGCAACAAGGCCGCCCGTGTTCACTCACGGGCGGCCTTTCATTTTCTGGAAAGGGCCGGCCCATGGCTTGGACGCAAACCGATATCGATACGCTTAAGGCCGCGATCGCAACGGGCGCAACGCTCGTGCGGTTCGGGTCCGGGCCGGACTCGCGCGAGGTGCGCTATCGCTCGCTTCTCGATATGGAGGCGACGCTTGCGAAGATGGAAGCCGAAGTAAATCCGGCAACCGTCGGCCCGATGCGCACCGTCGGCGCCTACTCCTCGGGGCTTTCCGAGCCGAATTACTCTGATACTTGGCATCGGCGGATTTACTGATGAATATCATCGATCGCGCCATTGCCTATATCGCGCCCGTCGCCGGTGCGCGCCGCGCCGAAGCGCGTGCTGTGATCGCCGGCATGGAGAACGCGACGGCCCTTTATGACGGTGCCGCTCGCTCATGGCGCACGAGCGGTCGCCACATCGGCGCCACGAGCGCCAATGTCGAAGTGCTGCGTTCCGCCGAGCAACTGCGCAACGTGTCGCGCGATCTGCGGCGCAATAATGCGACCGCGGATAACGCGATTCGCGTGATCTCTACGCATGTCGTTGGCGCCGGCATCCTGCCGACTGTCGAGACATCGAGCGCGCGCCTGAAAAAGAAGTTGCAGGCGCTTATCAAGTCGCACCTTGAGACGACGGCGATCGACTTTGATGGCCGGCATAATCTCTACGGCTTGCAGCGCCTGGTGATGGATACCGTAGTTGAGGCCGGTGAGGCGCTGATTATCAAGCGCGTCGCCAATCTTCCGGTGCCGTTGCAAGTCCAAGTGCTTGAGCCGGAATATCTCGACAAGCGAATGACCGGCCCAGCCGCAAACGGCAATACGTTGTTTGAAGGGATTGAAGTCGATCCGCAAGGGCGCCGCGTTGCGTACTATATTTATAGCTCGCATCCGGGCGGCGGTCTGACGTGGCAATTGCCTAACTCGACGCGCGTCGATGCGGCTGATGTGATCCATGTCTATCGACAGGATCGGCCGGGCCAGATGCGCGGCATTCCGTGGTGCGCTCCGATCATCGTGACGATGAACGATCTTGCGGACTATGAGGACGCCGATCTTGTGCGGCAGAAAATCGCCGCGTGCTTCTCAGTGTTTCTTAAGGGAACGTCGAGCGACACCAACCTTGCGCAGCAAAACGCCGGGCAGGCCACGCGCCAAGGGACGATCATCGACAAGGTTGAGCCTGGCCTTATCCAGAAGCTTCCGCCGGGTGTTGAAGCGCAGTTCGGCACGCCGCCGACGGTGCAGGGCCAGAAAGATTTCATCAGCATCAAGAATCACAAGATCGCTGCGGGGTATGGCGTTCCGTATGAGCTTCTGACGACGGATTTGCGCGAGGTTTCGTTTATCTCGGGGCGCCTCGGGCTGATGCAGTTTCATCGCACCGTCGATCAGTGGCGCTGGCATATGTTGATCCCGCATTTGTGCGACGGCATCGGCCGATGGTTTTTGCAGGCGGCGATGATCTCGCTGCAAACCGACATGAAGTCGGTGACGCTGCGGCACACGCCGCCACGGCGCGAAATGATCGAGCCATCGAAAGAAGTCAACGCGATGCGCGATGCGATCCGCAACGGCCTCACCTCGCGTGATGAGGAGGTGCGATCTCTCGGCCTCGATCCGACTGAGATCGATGAGGAAATCAAGGCGGGCAACGAGCGCGCAGACAAGCTCGGGATCGCGTTTGATTCCGACGGCCGCCGGCCGCTCGCCTTCAAACTCGACACCAACACGCCAGAAAGCAACGCTGATGGAAAAAAGCCTGTTACTCAATAACGAGATTTATCTCTATGGCGATGTCGGCGATCCGCACGGCTGGGGCGATGGCTTCACGCCGGGGCAGGTTGCGCAGGCGCTCGTTGATCACGGCGCCGGCGATGTGACGGTGCGGCTCAATTCGGGCGGCGGCCTCGCGTTTGACGGCATGGCGATCTATTCGCTGCTCAAGGCGCACGCTGGCAAGGTGACGATCGTTATCGACGGCGTTGCGGCCTCGGCGGCCTCGCTGATCGCAATGGCCGGCGCCGAGCGTCAGATGCGCGCCGGCGCGATGTTCATGATCCATGATCCGTCTAGCGTCGTCGCTGGGCCGGCTGTGACGCATGAGGAGGCGGCGGCGCGGTTGCACAAGCTCGCCGACAACTATGCGCTCGTGTACGCGACGCATACCGGGATCGACGCGAAAGACGTTCGCGCGATGATGCTGGCGACAACGTGGATGACCGCTGATGAGGCGGTCGCGCAAAAGTTTGCCACGGTGAAGATCGTCGATCCGGCCTCGGCGATGGCGGCCTTTGACTATCGCGTCTACGCCAACGCGCCCGACGGCATGCCGGTTCGTGTGCGCGGCGCCAAGGCGGACAATCATGCAGCCGCTGCCCGCATGCGCATGCGGCAAGCTGCATTTCAGTAGTTCCGAAGGCCGCCCGCATTCGTGCCGGCGGCCTTCTCTCTGCGGGCGTTGGTGCCGACGCCCTAACAATATCGGCCAACCAATCACTTCGCCGCCAGCGTTCTGCCGGGCCGCTGGGGAAGGCTCTTTGCTCGGCTTCCGTACCCAAGGGTTTGAAAATGTCTCTTCGAAAAATGTCGTTTCTGGCGGCGGGCCTGATCATCGCTGTCGGCGCTGCTCTCGTGTTCTCTTCTCTCTCTGGCGGCGATCTGCTTTCTGCCGTCGCGGGCCTCGGTGGCTCGCATGATTCGGTTGTGACCGTCGCCAGCATGGCGCTCGTGTCGATGCGCGCCGAGCATGCCGATCTGATGCGGCAGGCAACCGCCGAAATGGCCAAGATGGTCGATGGCCTTGCGCCCGAGGCCGTGCGGACGATCGAGACGGCTCACGCGGATCTGATGCGCCGCGCCAACGTCAAGAAAGACGAAATCGCCGCCGAGGAGGCCCGTATCGCGGCCGAGCCGAAGCTCAAAACTTGGGCCGCTGCGTTCTATATGTCGGCCTCTGAGTCCGGCCTTGCGCTTACCGATCTCAATACGATCGTGGCCAGCGCCGAAACCGCCGATGCCGCCAAGGATGCGCTGATCGCCAAGATGGCGGCCACCCGCAACGCCGGCCTGCCTGGCCCCGGCTCGGCCATCGTCGTCGGCGCCGACGCGCGCGAGAAGTTCGTGACCGGCGTCACCATGTCGATTCTCAACAAGACGAGTATTGACAAGGGCGAGCGCAATGAGTTCTCGGGCCGTCGGCTGTTCGAGATCGCGCGCATGTCGCTCGAATTGAATGGCATCCGCCGTTCGTTCAATGACGACTATGCGATGATCGGCGCTGCGATGGATCGCGTCGTCATGGGCGGTGCGCTGTCGTCGAGCGACTTCACCAACATCCTCGCGAACGTCGCTCACAAGGCGATGCTCAAGGGATACGGTGAGGCCGATGAGACTTTCGCCGAGTGGACGTCCATTGGCACCCTGTCGGATTTCAAGGCGGTGTCGCGCGTCGATATCGGTATGTTCCCGAGCCTCGATAAGGTCGAGGAAGGCGCCGAATACAACTATGCGAAGCTGACCGATCGCGGCGTGACCCTGGCGCTCGCCACCTATGGCAAGATGTTCCCGATCACGCGGCAGGCGATCATCAACGATGATCTCAACGCCTTCACCAAGGTTCCGTCCAAGATGGGCCGCGCCGCTCACCGCACCGTCGGCAACCTCGTCTACGCGATCCTCACGAGCAACCCGGTGATGGCCGATGGCGTCGCGTTGTTCCACGCCAACCACGGCAATCTCGGAACCGGCGCCGGTTCGGCTCTCGGCGTCACCTCCCTCGACGGCGCCCGCGTCGCGATGGGTAAGCAGACCGACAAAGACAAGAATGTCACGGCGCTGAATATCAAGCCTCGCTTTCTGCTGCTGCCGCTCGCATTGCAGGGCACGGGCAATCAGCTCATGGCCTCGCAGACCGAGCCGGGCCAGAACAACGCGAACCTGTCGAACCGGGTCGCCAGCATGGCCAAGCCGATCGCCGATGCGCGCCTCGACGTGGCCTCGGCAACGTCGTGGTATCTGTCGGCCGATCCGGCCACCACGGACACGATCGAGGTTTCCTACCTCAACGGCGTGCAGACACCGACGCTTGAGCAGCGTGAGGGCTGGAACGTCGATGGTGTCGAGTTCAAGGTGCGCCACGACGCCGGCGTGAACCTGCTCGACTCGGCTGGCCTCTATAAGGGCGTCGGCGCCTAATCGCGCCTGCGCAGATCATCCATTGAACGGCCGGTGATATCAGTCGCCGGCCGTTTCGTTTGAACCCTTCGCAAGAAAGAAAGCGAACCAATGTCCACCAATTTCAAATCTCCCGGCCGCAACCTCACGGTGATCGCGCCGGCGGACACTCTGAGCGGCGCCTTCCTGCTGATCGGTGCTGCAATCTTCGGCGTCGCCATCGCTTCCGCCTTGAGCGGCAAGCCGCTGGTGATCGCAACCGACGGCGAATATACCGGCGTGCCAAAGGCAACCGGCGCGGCGTGGGTGGTCGGCGATATCCTGTATTGGGATGCGACCGCGAAGAATTTCACCAAGACGGCCACCAACAACACGCGCGTTGGCGTTGCGACGGTCGCGGCCGCGACGGGTGACGCTGTGGGCACCATCAAGCTCAACGGCGTCGTTCTGTAAGGACCTCTGATTATGTCGTCGCTGTTCACTGCCGCTATGGCCGCTGCGGCGGCGACGCATGACGCGGTGATGGCAGACGCGTTCGAATATCATCCGATGAAAGCGGCTGATAATCGCAATGCGCCTGTCGTCGTCGATCCCGATCGCGCGATTGTCCTCGATCTGCGGGCGCCGTGGGTTGACGCCGCCGCGCGCTTCCATTCCGACGGCGCGCGCGAGCCGGGGGTTAAGTCCGAGAAGCCGGGGCACGCGTCGTCGCGGCCGGCCCTCGCTCTCGATCTTTCGCGCTTGCCATATGAGCCGAGGCGCGGCGATCGCGTGATAAAAACGGACACTGGCGAGAAGTATCACGTTGCCGAGGTTGTGCCGTCGGCGCCGGGCTTTGTGCGCCTCGATCTGAATAGGTTGTGACGGATGCTTGCCCGAACATTCCTGCGGCTGTGCGCGCTTGAGGCTGTCTGTCCGTCGGCGTTGCCGATCAGCGACGACGCCGCACCCTGGCCGACGATGGGAAAATCATACTGGTTTGATTCCCGCCTCGATCCGATCGAGGATATCGCCGAGAATGAGCGGCGGCCGATCGGCGTGATGTATACCGAGGGCGAGCAGCAAAAGCGCATCGCGCAAACCGGCAACCTGCAATTTGAGTCGACGGTCGATCTCGTGTTTGAGATTTCCGTGATCGCGACCGATCGAGCGGAAAACGGTGATTTCATTCCCGGCACCGCATATACGGATGCTGAGCTTGAGGCGTCGCTTGACGCGTTTGAAAATCAAGTGTGGCACGCGCTGATATTCGGGCCGACTGGCCGGCTGTTTCGCCGGATGGCCAAGAAAGTGCATTCGTTCCAATCGCATCCGATGCGATCGAGTGAGGAGAGTGGCCGGCTTGCGATGCGCACCGTCCTCGCCAAGGTCGAGCTTGCCGATGTTTGTTATCAGGCGTTGCCGTCGGCGCCGCCCGTCGGCCTCGATCGTCTGCCGCCGGTGTTGCGCGAGATCGCCGCCGCGCTCGATGGCTCGACATACTACGCAAAACTGGCAACCGCGATCGCGGGCGCTGCGCCGGTGATGCCGGTCGGCATACCGCTCAAGTCCGTCGGCCTTACGGTCGATCACGCGCCTACGGGAACGCAAATTGCCGTCGGTGAGATCGACCTTCCTCAACCATAACCGCTGAGGCGTCATGCAGAATATTTTCGTTAAGCCGTCATTGGGCGAGGATGGTTTGCCTGTCCTCGTGCGCGATGTCGTCGATATGCAGCCGCTCGATCCGGCTGGCGCGTGGAAGCCGCGAAACGGCTACTGGCTCGATCGCGTGCGTGATGGCGATGTTGTCGATGAGACTGCCTCGCATAAGCCGGGCGGCAAGGCCAAGCGCGCCGCGAAGTAAGCCGATCCAATCGTAAATCCGTGAAACTGAAACCGCCGGCGGCGACGCACGGCGCATGAGGAGTTGTGTCTATGTCCATTCCGGGCAATTTGCTTGTTCCGTTCTGGTTCGGTGAGATCAAGTCGGGCGGCACGCCGTTTGAAGGTCAGCCGCGCCTGTTGCTCGTTGGCCAGATGCTTCCGGCCGGCGCTGCGGTCGCTGGCGTGCCGCTTGGCCCGATCCAGTCCGAGCAAGAGGCTGATGGCCTCTTTGGCCTTGGCTCGATGATGTCGGCGATGTATCGCATTGCGCGCCGCAACGCGCCGTTCCAGCCGATCTGGTGTCTGCCGCTGGCCGAGCCGGCCGGCGCCGCTGCGGCAGGTTCGGTTTCCTTCACAACGGCGTCGGCGGTGACGGGTGCGGCCATCCTGAATATCCTCGGGCGGCGCCTGGCTTTCCAAGTCAATGCTGCCGATGCGAATACCGCGATTGCGACGGCTGCGGCTGCTGCCATCAATGCTGCGCAGTTGCCGGTGATTGCTGCCGTGGATGGCACCACGGCTTACAAGGTCAACGTCACTGCTCGGCACAAGGGCACCACGTCGAACGGTCTTGAGGTTGCGCTCGCGACCGATGAACCGAATGTGTTGACGGCGACGAATACCGCGATCGTTGCGCTTTCGGGTGGTACGGGCACGCCAGATCTCGTGGCGCCGTTCTCGGCGTGCGGTGATGATGAGTATGATTGGATCGCCGGCCCTTATGCCGACACGGCGTCGCTCAATGCGGCGCGGGACTTCCTCGACGATACCGCCGGCCGCTGGTCGCCGAGTCAGCAACTCTACGGCCATTATACCTCGGTCAATTTCGGGACGCTGTCGGCGAACGTCACGCTTGGAAACGGGCGCAACGATCAGCACGCGTCGATCATGGCGTCGCAGGTATCGCCCACGCCGCCGTGGGAATGGGCTGCGGCGATCGGCGCTGTCGAGGCCGATCACCTCGGCGATGCGCCTGAGTTGTCGCGCCCGCTGCATGGCCTGCCGCTGCTCGGTGTGCTGCCGCCGCGTGATCGCTCGAAATACTGGCGCATTCCCGATCGGCAGGCGCTCTATGTCGATGGCATGTCGGCCTATCGCGTTCTCGTTGATGGGACGGTCGTGATCGACCGTATCGTGACGACGTATCAACAGACCGTGCTTGGCGCACCGGATGCGACGTTCCGGCCGGTCAATGTGATGGCGCAGGCGATGTTCCTGCTGCGCTATCTGCGCACTGCGGTTTCAAACAAGCATGGCCGGCAGGCCCTGGCCGACGAAAACCCGTTCAATGTGCCCGAGCAGACTACGCCTAACGATATCCGCGTGACCTTCGTCCACGCGTATAACGATTTGTGCGCGCTCGGTGTCACTGAAAACCGGGACCTGTTCGCGCGCTACGTCGTGGTGCAGCGTGATCCGAATAACGCTGATCGCGTCAATGCGGCTGTGCCGGTCGATGTCGTCAATCAGCTCAACCTGATCGCGACGACTGCGACGATCTATGCGCAGTTCAACACGCCGTCGGGGAACGTGTTCTAAGCCAATCCCATACGCCGCGCGGATCACCGCGCGGCGCCGCTCCTCTCGTGTCAAGTTGAAGGGTTACAAAAATGGCAGACGATTGCTGCAATTCGTTCGGCGGCATCATCACCGTCGAGATCGACGGCGTGATGTTCTCGCCGACTGAGGCCGATATCGTTATCGATCCGACCAATATCGAAGTTACCGATATGGCGAATGGTGACGGGACGGCCGCCTATACGTCCAAGCCGAAGCTGTTCGGTGCTGATGTCACGTTCCGCAATCCGTGCGGCATCAAGTGGAACGATGCAATGCGCAAATGCCGCGTCAACGCGACGATCGTCGAGGTGGCGCAAAATCGTTCGCATCTGTTCACTGCCGCCCGGCTTGTCGGTGCGCCCAAGCTCAACCTCAACAACGGTGAGGTGTCCGGGCTGCGCATTTCCGGTTCTCAGTATCAGGTGATCTGATGTCGAAGGGTGATGTCACGATTCCTCTTTCTGAGCCGATCACGGTTCCCGGCGAGGCAACTGCCGTGCAGGTTGACAAGATCGTCCTTCGTCAGCCGAAGTATCTCGACATTATGGAGCTTGGCCAGCCGTCGGCGTTCGCGCGCGACATCGCCGGCATGATCTATACCGCCGAGAAGGATGAAACGATCAAGGCGTATATTGAGCGCCTGCTCGTTGAGCCGAAAAATCCGATGGCTCTCGTGCAACTCGGCACCGTCGATACGTTGAAGCTGCGGGATGCCGTGTTCGGTTTTTTCGCGACCAGCCCGACGACTTGATCGAGTGCGGCGATTTTCTCGTCTTTGACCTGAAAATCGCCGACGCCGTTTCGATCGGGCTGATGACCATTTCCGATATCAATCACTGGATCGACCGCGCCGCAAAGCGCGTCCCGCGTAGGAGTTAGCTGCTATGGCAACAATTGAAGCCCGTGCAGTTATCTCCGCGCAAGACAAGACCGGCGGCACGTTTCAGAAGATTGCCGGGCAGTTCAAAGAAATTGCAAAGTCGGCGAAGGCGCTGAATGACATCAAGCCGGTCAAGGGCGTTGGCCTCGGGCTATCTGATGAGACGATCGCTAAGTTCAAGCTGACGCAAAAGCAGATTGATCAGGTGCGGCGCTCCTATGAAAGCTTCGTGACGACGTTGCGAAGCGGCGGCCCGGTGAAGGCCTCGCGTTATTTCGAGGCAATGGATATCTGGACAAGTAAAACTCTCGCCGATCTGCGCAAGGTGCGGTCGGCGATGGAGGAAACCGAGCGCCGGCAATCGCGCATGTTCAAGGGCGTCGCCGGCGGCGCGCGCTTCGCGGCTGGCGCGATCGGTGTCGGCGGTGCGGCCTATCTGGCCAATCGTGGCGCGCGATCGACGGTCGGCGCCGGCGCATCAGCGATGCGCGAGGATGCGCGCGATTATCTGGCTGGCATGACGCCGGAAGATAGCCTGCGCATCAAGCGTGGCGCGATGGGGTTGTCGGGCCAGTATAATTCGATCGATGCCACGACGCTGCATGAGCGGTTGCGCGACACGTCGATGAGCATGCGATCGACGGATAAGGCGTTGGAGCTTGGTGACACGATCGCGCGCGGCCAAGTCGTGATGCAGTCGCTCGTTGGTAAGGATCGCGCCACCGAGCAGGGCCGGCACTTCTTCAAGGGCCTCGACACGCTCGGCAAGAATATGGACCCGGCCGAGGTCCGCACGCTGTTCGATGGCTACGTGAAAGCGCAGGGCGTCGAGGGCAACGATATGAGCATCGGCGATCTGTTGAAGGTCGCAAAATTGTCGAAGTCCGCCGGTGCGACCTTGGACAATCGCTTTCTGATGACGGTCGCGCCTGGCCTGATGCAGGACATGGACCCGTCGCGTCTCGGTACGGCGCTCGGATCGAGCATGTCGCAGATCATCGGCGGCCGTGCGACGGGGAAATCGAAAGAGGTTCAACAGGAATACGGCCTGCGTGACGCAAAGGGTCGCTTCAAGGACTCTGGCGAGATGATGTCGAATCCTTTCGACTACGCCATGAACCGGCTTATTCCGGCGTTGCAGAAAAAGGGCGTGAACGTTGATGACAATATCGCGGTGACGAAAGCCACCTCGCAATTGTTCTCCAATCAGATCGTCGCCGATCTGTTCAACAAGATGATCACCCAGCGTGAGCAGTATCGCGCCAAGGGCGATCAGTATGGCCGTGCGCCCGGTTTGGCGGCGGCAACCGAGCTTGGTGCGCGTGATCCGTTCGTTGCGGCCGAGGGCTTCGTTGCGCAGTTGCGCAATATGGCGGCCTCTCTTGCCGAGCCGGCGTTTCCGTTGGCGACGAAGGTCCTCGGCGGATTGTCGAAGGCGATGGCGACGCTCTCGCAAACCTATAGCGAGGAGACAGGAGTCGGAAAGGCGTCGATGCTCGGCATTGGCGGCTTGGCTGCTGGCGCGGCCGGGTACAAGGGCCTCAAGATGGCGCAGGGCGCCTATCAGTGGTTCACGGGCGCCGGTGCGTTGAATGGTTCGGCGGCGCTCTTGAGCAAGAGCGCGGCCGAGCTAACTGCGGCGGCGGCCGTGATCGCGCGGGGGAGTGTTGCCGGAACGGCTGCGGCCTCGGCGGCTGGCGCTGCGGCATCGCCGGCGGCGTCGGCGGCGGCGGGTGCTGGCGGTGCCAGTATTTGGAGCAAGGCCGGGGCCATCGCGGCGATCCCGTTCGGCCCGGCGATCGCCGGCGCCGCTGCGGTGCTTGCCGGCGGCATGATCATCGGTGCGGTGAAGGATACCGCCGGCACCTCGGGGCTTACGGGCGCCGAGGCGGCCAAGAAAGCTTCCGGCGGTTCGCGGCTCGATCATCTGCGCAAATCGTTTGATGACGATCGGGCGCGCTTCGGCCTTTCGCCGACGCAAGCCAATCAAGAGCCGGTCAAGGCCGAGGTTGAGGGTAACGCGACGTTGACGGGTGAAATCACCGTTGCGCCGTCTGCCTACTTCATGACGACGATTGATCAGCGCATCGATAATCGCATCAACGCATTCAAGGCGACGAATATCACTTCGCGCGGGACAGCCGGATCAACCGGGCGCTCCTCGCCGGATGCGTCGGCGGCGCCGTAAAGGATCTTCGAAATGGAATGTCGCGATTGGCTCTCGACGTTGTGGCCGGCGAGCTACAAGGGGACGCCGTTCTACTTTGAGTCGGATGATGAGGAAGGTGGGCGCGATCAGATCGTGCACACTTTCCCGCATAGCGATATCCCGTTTGTTGAGGATATGGGCGAGGCCGCGCGCTACTTCTCGGGCGCAGCCTATGTTCACGGCGATAATGTTGACGGGCTAGAGGCGGCGCTCAAGGCGGCGTTTGTCTCGCAGGGCGCCGGCATGCTCGTTAATCCGTTGTCGGGGCCTGTCCTCGTGCGGTTGATGACGTTCAGCCGCCATCATGAGCGCGACAAGCTCGGCTATGTGTCTTTTCAGGTGAAGTTTGTCCGCGAGGGCGCTTCCTCTGCGATGATCTCGGTGCCGTTCGCGCTCAATGTCGCCTTTGGCGCGGCTGAGGCTGCGGCGTCGGCGATCGTCTCGGCCTTTGCGTCGGGGCTTCTGATTCAGGGGCGCCCTGACTATGTGGTGTCGGCTGCTGTCGATGGTGTCGCCGGTGTCGCGTCGGCGCTCGATGTCGCGCGTACCTCGTACCGGGTCGATCCGGCCGCGTCGGCCGTCATCAGGGACGCTCTCACGGCGGTTGTCGCGAATGCGCCGGCGGCGCTGGCGGTTGATCAATCGGCGCCAGCGGTGACGGCGCTCGCGCAATCGATCGTTGATGCCGCGCGGGCGATCTCGGATGCCTTGCCGGCGGCCTCGGCCGCTTTGGCCATGCTCGATATCGTCGGACAATTCGCCGTCGTGCCATCCGCCGGCGTCTTCGCCACGCCGAACGCGGCGCAAGCGGCCGCCAACTCGGCCGCTGTCTCGCGGCTGGCGCGGCTGGCGGCCTTGATGGGTTACGCCGAGGCGGTGTTGCGGCAGACCCTCGCGTCTCGGCCCGATGGGGTTGCGGCGCGGGCGGGGGTGGCTGAGCGTTTCGAGGCCGAGTTGAACCTGATGGGCGGCGCCGATAACGCGGCGCTGTTCCTTGCCGTGGACGATCTGCGGGGGCGAGTGATCGAATACCTGTCACGGCGCATCAACGATCTGGCGCCGATCATCAACGTCGAGACGGCGCGCATCCTGCCGTCGCTGTTTCTGGCCTATCGCCTTTACGGGGACCCGTCGCGGGCGCCCGAGCTGGTCGCGCGTAACCGGGTGCGGCATCCGTCGTTTATGCCGCGCTCTCTTGTGGCGCTCGCACCGAATTAGAAGGCCCCGCGCCGGGCCACAGCTTTGATTTGGCGCGGTTTGAAAA